TTAGAAGAAGATCGATTTCATTCATAAAGTAAAACATAATCAATAACTTAAGAAGTTAAGCGCGCTCCGCAATATTAACAGCGCTCCGCAATTCACCGCGTCGGCGTCACCTTCGCCCCTTTGCGCTTGCGTACATAGTGTTCCGTCATCGTCACCGACGCATGCCCTAATTGCGCTTGCGCTTGGCGGATGTCCCCCGCAAAATCCGCCTTATCGGTCGCCGCTTTGGCGCGTAGATCACGGAATTGAAATACCTCCTTGGCGATCCCTGCGGCAACACGTGCCTTATCAAACCTGTAACGCAATCCTGTACGACTTAGCTCCAAGCCTTTCGCATCCACAATCAAACGTGTGCTACGCAGCTTCAGCCTCCGCTTGCGATCAAAAATACGCTTTATTAAAACTGCCAATTCACCCGTAATCGCAATCGCCAACTTTGCGCCCGTTTTAGCTTGGCGAATCTCCAAAGCGCCATTAACGATATGGCGCTCATCCATCGCGATCACATCAGCCACACGCTGTCCGGTCAGGTAGGCAAGGTCCATCGCATCTTTGAGCGTTTGGTCCGCTGCCTGGTACACAGCGCGGTACGTCGTATCGTCTACGTATACATCTCGGCCTGTCGCTTTGTTACGACGGATACCCCCGCAAGGATTAGGAAGATCAGTCATTCCCTTACTCCGCGCCCAATTCCAAAGATGCGAAAATACGGACACCTCACGATTAGCGATCACCTTAGAAGTGCGCCAATCCAGGTACTGACGGATATTCATCGGTTTAATGGCCTCAAACGGCGCGGGTGGGTCATCAAAAAACTTCAGTAGTGGAGCCAAGCAACGATGCTCCACACGCTGGGTGTTGTATGCCTTTGTCGGGGTCACCTCAGCGCGGTAACGTTCGGCCACATGGCGGAACGTTACCGCACTCGCAGGAGTGATCTGCGCATGTTCCAGCTCAGCCCACCGCTTTATCGCTAACCCGTAGTCGCGTCCTAGTGGCGTCTCTTTGCGTGGCTTGCCGCCATGATCGTAGTAGTAATACACCACGCCGGACTTCTGAGGGCGCGCGCGAAACCTCGGAATTGCGCCTGTTTTGGTTGGCTTACGTCCCATCAGGCGACCTTATTAGACTTCCACACAGGCGGAACCATCGGAGACGGCGGCATCGCGTCAATCGCAGCACGCAGCACGACCGGCCAATCATGCGCATCCAGATAGTGCCTAATGCCGTTCTTCCTAAGAAACGCAGCTTGGCGAGCGCGTTGCGGGGTACCGCATAACTCGGCAACCTCAGTTCTGGAAAGACATAAACCAGCGGCGGGGAGCGTGTCTCGTAGTTGTCTTGCTTGCACATTAGCCATTGTCTGATCCCTGCTCAGCTAAAACGGTGGGTCGTCATCGTGGAAGTCATCGCCTGCATACGCATAGGCTTTATCGTTGTTACGGACCTTTGCCGGTCGCCGCTGTGGCGTGATGCCGCTGGAGCCTTCATCACGCCCGCCAAGCATTTGCATTTGGTCAGCAATAATCTCAGTGACATAACGCTCCTGCCCATCATTGCCGGTGAACTTGTCGTAGCGAATAGTGCCCTCTATGTAGCACTGCGATCCCTTATGCAGATATTCACCGGCAATCTCGCCCAGCTTTCCGAAAAACTTGACCCTGTGCCATTCGGTCCGCTCCTGGGGATTACCCTCTCTGTCCTTGCGTCCGCTGCTGGTTGCTAGGCTAATGCTGGTAATCGTCATGCCGCTTTGGGTGTATTTGATCTCCGGCTCGTTCCCCAGGTTGCCGACGAGGATCACCTTGTTAATTCCGCGTGCCATGTCTAGCGCTCCGTGATAGTGATGCTAAGGGAGGTTTCATTGCTTCGGATGACATGATCATGCGACCAATGGTGCTTTCGTGAGTTCATGACTGATTGTGGTCAGGCCCTTTGAAGTGATACGGGTTTGCTCAATCACCTTGTCGGTGCCGTCTTCACGTTGGACTGTGGTCACTTTGTGGCACATCACGCCCTGCTGGATGCGATGTTGATAGGCAAGCCACCCACTATGTCCGGGTCTGCCATAGATCCAGCGGTTAACGATCAACCAATGACGCAGGTCAATCGGGCGCATCTGTAACACCTTGGCAGCGTCACGCAGGCACAGTGATCCATCAGCTGCTGCAATCCGATCATGGGTCAGCACCTTGGGGGACTGATCTGCCACCACCTTTTCTAATGCTTGGTTCTTGTCAGCCAAGTCCGCCGCTAGTCGGAGTGCTTCTGGCAGTGTTTGCGGAATGACAAAACGTGTTTGGATTAGCTCCCTTTCCAGTTCTTGCCAGCGATCTACCAATCTGGCTGTGAACTCCGGTGAAAGCTGGGCCACCACTACAATGCTGTCTCGTTTGCCTTGTTCGCCCGTGAAAACGTATTCGATGCTCGGTCGTCCACTTGTGGGCTTTTCCTGCGTTGCAGGTAAAGCAATCACACCGCGTTCGGACAACCTTTCAATCGTTACACGCACGTTGTCGTGCCTGGATTCCACTAACTGGGCGATTTCACGGCTTGTGATCGCCGCATCGTTTGCTTTCTGTATAAGTTCGTTCATGACAGATGCCTGCTTGTATTGCCCATGCTCTTTTGGGCGGCCTGTTCCATGTGCGGGCCGAGGGCTTTTTCTATTTTGAGAACGCCGCCCTTCATGCCCTCAAGCAGACGCGTACCAAGCTCACCGCTAATCTCTGTCGCTCCAAGCCAATACAGTGCTTGCGGAACCTTGTTGACGCGGGACATCTCGTGCAGCTTCTTGAAGTGGTCGCACAGAAACCAGATGGCGCAGAGTGCATCGTCATTCACCAGCGTTCCCGTGGCGGTATAGCTGCCCGTCTTGCGGATTGAGGGAAGGACTTCCAACACATCTAGCACCCAACGGCGAAACGCGGCGGCGACTGAAGTACGGGCGAACATTGCCACCAGGTGGCAGCCGCGAGGGCTGAAGAGTCGGATATCACGGGCCTGATCACCCTGAGGGGTCAATTTGACCACGCAGGTCATTTGTTCGGTGAACTCATCCGTGCGACGTGCATAGATTCGCAATACGGATCGTTCATCGGCATAGCCCAAAGCACAGGCTAACTCGCGTGCGCTCAGGTACGGCATACCGTCACGGTCGATAATCGAAAGGGATTGGCCGGAAAAACACACGGCAGCAGGTAACTGCGTCATGAGAACGTCTCCTACTTCATGGGATGACCACAGGGAGACGTTCTTAGGCGCTGCACCTGTGGGTGTCGGGAGGCTAAGAAACCGGAAGTAGACGGCGGGCAGCTTTCCCCAAAGGGTCTTGTATGGCTGCCGCCCTCCCGACGTAAAACGTGCGGGCGTAAAAAAACCGCATGGGTTTCGGGTGCGGGTGCCGCTACTTCCGGAGTTCTTAGGCTCCTTACCGGCGACGGTACCGCAGCGGCGAATGTGGGTCAAGCTCACGGTGTTATTGCTGATGTCGTTCATTAGAGATGCCTGCTTGTATTGCCCATGCCCTTTGAGGCGGCCTGCTCCATGTGCGGGCCTATTTTGAGAACGCCGCCCTTCATGCCCTCAAGCAGACGCGTACCAAGCTCACCGCTAATCTCTGTCGCCCCAAGCCAATACAGTGCTTGCGGAACCTTATTGACGCGGGACATCTCATGCAGCTTCTTGAAGTGGTCGCACAGAAACCAGATGGCGCAGAGTGCATCGTCATTCACCAGCGTTCCCGTGGCGGTATAGCTGCCCGTCTTGCGGATCGAGGGGAGAACTTCATCCGTCACCCAATCCGAGAAGGCAACAGCCTCCGCCCTACGGCTCCGTAGGACAAGGCGGTATAAGCCCCCTTCGGAAACGATCGTAAGTGATTGATTTCCTTTGATGGTACTCACAATGTGAGTACCCTTCTGATGTGCACCAACGTGGCGTGCTGCATTAGCCGCATCGCGGTAGCCGAGCGCTACAGCAACATCGGTAGCAACAAACCACGGATTGCCATCGCGCATCACAACGCGCACAGCATGGGAATGAAAATCGAACGGAATAATGGACTGCGTCATAAAACGTCTCCTATGTCATGGGATGACCACGGGGAGACGTTTCTAAGCGCCGCTCCCGTAGGTGTCGGGAGGTTAGAAACCGGACATAGACGGCGGGCAGCTTTCCCCAAAGGGTCTTGTATCGCTGCCGCCCTCCCGACGTAAAAACGTGCAGGCGTAAAAAAACCGCATGGGTTTCGGATGCGGGTACCGCTATGTCCGGAGTTTCTAAGCTCCTTAGCAGCGACGGTACCGCAGCGGTGAATGTGGGTCAAGCTCAGGCCGTATCTGGAATCGAGATTGCCGAGAACGCGATCATCACACGTGCCGTTCATGGCGTGGCTCCTGATATTGGCTGCCCCTGTCATCACGCGGCCTGCTTAATGGAAATGCGGGATGCAGCGTCGGACAACACCTGTTTCAAGGTATGACAGATCGCAGGAAATTCAGCAGCGGCGTACCACTTGGTGGCACGTTCGGTGCGGATGGGAACAAACCCCAGTGCTGCTAATCCATCGGCATTGATGGATAGCGGTGCAATCAGTGCGTTGATCTCTCCCAGCTTGAGTGTGGTGTGTATGGATGCAGGTGTGGGAGCAGTGGTTACACTGGATTCGGTGGAGCAGTGGACTGTTGGCGAGGTGGGTAACGGCGTTGCTTCGACGGTGTTCTGGCGCTCGCGTTGGGCTTGGATGCGTGCCTGTTCCTGCTGCTGATGATCAGCAATGCGGGCAAGGATCAGATTGCGCAGGTCATCGGGTGTTTTGCTGAGGCATAGACTCACCCTGTCTGGAAACAGGGAGCGGTAAGCTGCGTCACATGCTTCCAGCACGGTGATATTGGCGCGCACCCGTTCCACGTGGGCAGTGATGTTGATTTTCTCGTGAGCGACGGCGGCGCTCACAGCCTCCTGCATGTTGATCAGGGACTTCTTACCTTTGATGGTGTCACCGATCTTTGCAGGCAAATCAGCCGGAATCGGTAGGGCGTACTCCTCTAACCTCGCGTTGAAGCTGGCGTAGTAGTCACGCAAGGTCTTCAGGCCGGTGTGGACAATCTCAGTACGGCGGTGCGCTTTCTCGGTGTTCACCAGGCGATCCAATTCCAGACGGACGCGGCGCGTTTCTTCGGCGATCTCGTCCAGGGTACGGAACACGGCATCAATGTCGGCGGTTTGTCCTAATACCTGTTGTTTGGTGGCGTCTAGGCGCGTCTCGACACCTTTGCACCATTTCACGGTTTGTTCTGCGTTGGCAAAATCCTCATCCGTGTGCAGGTCACGGTTGATGTTGTGCAATACGGCCAGTGCGCAGGCTTTGAAGTGCGGCAGGTTGGAGGTGGTCACCGTTCCTGTGACTGCAATATGCAATGCCGGTAGTTGCTCTGGTGAACGGCCCAAGGCCGCAGGCGGTGGCGGTGGCTCAGGCTGGTAGGCGGCGATGTCGGCTTGCAGTTGGTGCCATCCGTTGATAATGCGGTTACGTAATTCGGGGGTTGGCGTGTACCAGCAATGACGTTCTTCTATGAGCTGTTCCCCGTTCCAGGCCGAGGCCATGAACAGGACACGTTGAGCACCGGACACCATGCACTGGTGTTCCATCTGTAGTTGATAATGGAATGGCAGGTCTTGGCCGGTGCAGTCGTCCGTCATGGCGGCGCGAATCGTGTCATTGAGTTGCTTGTGTTCCCAGACGGTGTCTCCAAGCATGGTCAAGCCGTCGAAGCTGGCCGAATACATGCCATCGACACCCACACAGGGATACAGGTCATCACCGATGATGCGTTCTGCCAAGGGGCGTGCCAGTTCCTCAGCGCGATGTCCTTCTGCAAAGCGTTGTAACGTGGCTGGGTCATAGTCGGGGGTGATCCCCGTAGCGCGCTCCCGTATCAGTTCGGCACGGCTTTTATAGGGGCTGCATCCCATCATGGCCGGTGCGTCGCTGGCATTGAGATGCTGGGCGCGGTGGGTGTGCCATTGCGGGGTGCCTTGGGTCAGTTCAATGATTTTCATGTGTTTTCTTCCGTGTGAGTGGTGTTGCTTTCCAGAGGGGTGCTGTCTGTAGGCACAGGCTCAGCACTGGTGTCTTCGGCGCAGGCGCGAATGGCGGTGAGTTGCTCTGGGGTTAATTGGCCTTTGCCTTTGCTATGGAGCATCGTGATGATGCGATCTGCCGTGGTTTTTCCTGATTCAATCAGGTCACACCATTTTGGAAAATTCTTTTCAAATTCTTCGTGTGGGTAAGGGCCGCTGATGTCTCTGATGTCTTGGTTAACGGGGATGGGGGCAACATGGATCGTTTCGCCCTCAATCGTGTGTCGTCCGGCATCCATTTCTTCAGCCGTCGGTTGAGCGCCCACGGCTTCTGGGAATGCTTTGCGAAGTGCTAAGGCTTCAGCGCATTTCTCCAACTGTCCAAAGGGGCGTTTGCACCACATGCTGTTAGGGGCGGGGCTGTCTTTTCTTGCGGTGGCATAGGCTTCCAGCCAATACACGGTTGCGGCAAATCGGACGCGTTCACCAGCGACCATGCGGTACACCGCAATGCGGCACCATGACGGATAGCGTATCTGCACGCCGCCCAGTGTTTCGCAGAGGGTGTCTCCAAACACGGCTTCATCTTGTCCGGCGTATTCGCCGGTGCGGTGTGCCTTGGTTCGATACAGTTCGATCCCGGGCATGATCACATCGCGCATGCCTGCCGATGACACAACGCGCCCATCGACTTTCTTTTCTGGAATCCACATCGGCACGATGTGAACGGGTTTTGTCATCGGGTCTAAATCAGCCGCCTGACAATAGGCCAACACCATATCTACGGATTCATTGGTCGCCCCTGGATACAGGCTGGTTTTCAATGCGGTACGGATCGACTGCCGGTATTCGGCTGTCATTGGTATGACATTGTTTGGTTTGATGACAGACAGGGAGTTCATGGCAGCTTCGCTCTGTTAAAGGGATGGGGAGAAGGTGCCAATCGTCAGCGTGGCGTGTCCTTCAAGCTGACGAAACAACACGCTTTTAAAATCCTGGGCGATCGCTTCCTGCTGTGCTTCACGCTGTATGAGGCGCAGTGTGATGAGTGGCTTTTCTTTTTCTTCGTCGGTGAATACGGACAGCCGTAGCAGGAATCTGCGTTCCGGTAATCCAAGATACGGATGGATCGTGAAGGTGAAACCAATCGGTAAGCCAAGAGATGATTTGGCTTCGATATCATCGAACTTGGAACGTGATGTATTGAATTCGCCCTGAGTCGATTCTGACTCTGAGGTTTTCTTGATGGTTAATTTGCGAATGGCATTAATCGCGGTTGTCAGCGGTAGTTCATCAAGGCTTTCTTGTGATGTGGCCGACAGCAGCGGTGCCCAATCTTCCAGGAAATCAATCAACTTCCGCTGATTGAGTGTTTTACCGTCAATATCCAGCAGTGCTTTGTAAGCTGCTGTGGGGTTAAGTGTGAGCGTGGCTGTCCAGTCGCCATGACCGGGTGATTCTGTTGTACCGAGATTGAAAAATATCTTGGCACTGAGATTTTCTGCATTAATAAAGCCTTCGCCATTTCCTTTCGTCTTGATGTACTGCACGAAGTCGACGATGGATTGCGTTTGCATTGCTCCACGAAAGCGGGAGCGCAACTGGAAGAGAGATTCAAGATCTTTGATTCCATAATCAAGAGGAAGCGCTACCGCTCTATCTTGTAATGCAGCAGGCAAACGGAAGCCATTGGCATCAATGGCGGTTTGTTGAATATGTTCTATCGCTGTTTTGTCCATGAATCAGCTCCTTTTTTCAGTTTATTTAATGGGTGATGACTAGTTTTTTTCAGCGAACAATTGCTGTTGTGTATCGGGGATGAGCGTTAATTTGCCGCGTGCCCCGACATACATTGGCGTGCTCGTGGTGTCTTCCTCTATGACTTTGCCGCGTTCCTTGGGTTCAACGTATTTCAAGGTGTGATCGATCATGACTTGTGAGGATTCGCCAATGGGCTTGATTCTTAAGATGAGCGCCACCTCACCTTGTTTGCGGGTGTAGCTGATGGCCAACGCTACATCGCTTAATGCCTTTGCAAGTTTTTGGGCGAGCACTCCGCCATCTGCAACTTCAAATAGGTGCTCGAGGTCTGTTAACGATGTTCTTTCTGTAGTGATAGACATGGTGTCCTCCAGCAGTGGTGTTAGTGCTTGATCAGGGTTGCAGAAAGCGTTTTAGCGGCTTCGTAGTGCGCGCGACGAACGCGGTAATTGGCGATGCGTATTGCATTGGGCATTGCTCGGTCATCGCGCAAAATAAAGTGGGCTAACCCAGGCGGTGCGTCGTCGTGGTAACGTGCAGCGTGTTGTTCTTTCGGCGTGCGATAGCGGTTCATGGGTGGGCTTCTCCTGTGTCAGATCACGCCGCACGTGGCGGGCTGGGATGCGTGTTGTTTCGCATCGACTTTCTGTGAATGGCTGTGACGGCGATGACGGCTGGGAATCCAAAGCGCCGGTAGGCGTCAGACTTGGCCTCAACCGTTTTCTGAAACAGGCCGGTGTAGGTGTACACACCCTGCTTGGTGCGTGCGGTGATGGTGCAAGGAATCATGCGTATTCCTCCTGCATCACATCACCCCACATCGCGTGAAAGCATTCCGCTTCTTGGCGCATTTCTTCTTTGACTTCTTCCTCAGCGAGAATATGCAATTGCTCTAGCCGTGCGAGTCCTTGCACTTCGGCTAATGCATACAGACGGGTTAAGACATCGCTGCCGATTAACTGAGCCGAAGGAAAGGCGTGTAAATCCGCTAAAACAATTTCCATCTCTTTGTAATGGGCCTCAGACAATGTACCGGCCACCCATTCATCGGCTTCTTCGATTTTTCCTGGATCGTCCAAATAGTCTTGAACGCAAGCATTGACCCGCTCGTTGAAATACTCTTGATCGTCTTCCGGTGGTTGTAAACGCGGATCGCTATAACTGCTATACCCAATGCCAGTCATGACTCACCTGCCTTTGGTGTAGCAGTGGCGTTAGTACGCATCTGGCCACGGACAGGGCGGACGTGAAGCCAGTTACGGCGGTCTTCTATTCTTTTATTGTCAGTACCGAACTCAAAAACCCATGCTTTGGTTTCCGGTTCTTGTTCGCATGGGGTGCAGGTCCAGAACCACTTTTCATTAGCAGGCCAACAGGTATCTACGAGGCCAATAGACATCGCCTCTTCAATCTCAGGAAGCCGCCAATCTGTGTGCCCACCGAGGGTTAACTCGCGGCAAACCTTTTCCGCTCCTGATCTTCTAAGCAGGTTCCCGAATCCTGCGGCGTGGCGGCCATCAAAGGCGTGTGCTGTCCACTCCAGCCCCTTATGCTCATCACGCGTAATGATGTGCTTGCCGTTTTTGTCGTAGATTTTGGTGAACCTAACGCCCCCTGGGGTGGTGGCGTTTTCGAGGGTTGGGCTGCTCATGCGGCCACCTCCATGCTTTCAGCGGCAGCTTCAGCGGCTTCGTATGCAGCAAGGTCGGCGGCATACAAAGCATCACGAATAGCATCAATAACAATATTGGTATCACGCGCTTTTTCGTCTTTAACGGCGTAGTACGCCGCAAAGGCAGCACTGGCTTTTTCTCTAGCGGCTATGTACGCAGCATGTGATTCTGTTATAACGGCTCCGGATTCACTACGAACCTCATCAAACGCTTCTTCTTCGGCGGCTTCGTAGGAGGCCCAAGCGGCACGCGCAACAGCCATAGCAGCACCAAACGCTTCTTCTTTTTTATCAGCGTCGTATGAAGCAAAAGCAGCATCACGCGCTCCTTCTTCAGCGGCTTCGCGTGCCTCATACGCGTCCATAGCAGCGTCTTCGCAGTCATATAAAGCATCACGCGCTTCTTTTCTGGCGGCTTCGAGCGCAGCACGAGCAGCAGCAATCTCTTCTTTAGTTTCTGATACGGGTGGGCGGGCCTGGGAGTGGGCTTGCTCGCTAACGTTTAATGTCATTTCGATATCTCCTGGCCCCTGCCGCCGGTTGCGGGTGTTGTGGGGCGATGTGGAGAATCATATACAACCCTAATTGTTAAAGTCAACATCTAAGATTGTTATTTATGGTGCTACACTCATGATATGAATACCGAATTGCATACGAAGCGATGGGAACTCCTGTGGGGAGTCCAAAAGTCACAGCGTTATCACTCCTGCCGTATGGCGTTCTTTGACCGCTGTAACACGCTGAGTTCTTTCATCAGTCTATTGGGCGCTTCCGCCGTCATTGCTTCGTTTGGTAAGTACACAGCAGAGTGGATGGCCCTTGCCGGAGCAGTCACCGTCACCATCGCCACTAGTATTAACCTGGTGGCTGGAACGGCACAGATGGCCCGTACCCATAGCGACCTACGCCGCCGTTTCTCTCAACTTGAGAGAGACATCGTGAAGCATCCAGACGCCACGCAAGAACAAGTTTCTGCCTGGACTGCACAGCGTCTGGAGATAGGAAAGCGATGAACCGCCGATCTTTGTTGCCTTGGATATTTTGTGTGAGGACCAGGTGACGCGATCTTATGCCCATCTAAAGGACCACCCATCGCACACACTGCCCTGGTTCAAGCGTGTTACGGCTCAGTGGCTGACGTGGCAGAACGGCTAGTTACCGCGCCTGCGTGGAATTTTGAAAGCTCAAGGAAAGCTCAAGCTTCACTGATCCGTAGTGGTGACGACGGTTACTACACCGGCAAGCGTTGCTATAATCGCAGGTATGTATAAGGTAGATGATGACAATGGCAGCAGTGGCATTCGATACGCTCAGGTTTGCGAACCGGCTTAAAACGGCTGGCGTCCCCCCTGCACACGCCGAAGCTGAAGCTGAAGCGTTGGCAGAGGTACTGGAAACAAATCTGCAAGAACTTGCCGAGTCGGAAGCGAGAAACAGCAAGGCATTAGCGCGTCTTGAGGCCAATATGGAAAAAGGCTTTGAACAAGTAGACCAGCGCTTAGAAAAGCACTTTGAACAAGTAGACCAACGCTTCGCACAAGTAGACCAGCGCTTAGAAAAGCACTTTGAACAAGTAGACCAACGCTTCGCACAAGTAGACCAGCGCTTAGAAAAGCACTTTGAACAAGTAGACCAACGCTTCGCACAAGTAGACCAACGCTTAGAAAAGCACTTTGAACACTCCGCTGGAATGAAAGCAGAGATGCTTAAAATGAAAGGTGAGATGATGCTGCACAGATGGATGCTGGGCGTTATCGTCACAGGCATTGTTGCACTGGTAGCCAAAGCGTTTTTCTGACTTGAGTATTGGTGGATTTCTCAAGCATTGCAGCCGCAGGCGGCCAAGCAGCCTTAAATCATTCAGCCATTTTAGTAAAGGATGTATGGCGTGATCCGTACACCAGGCTACGCTGGAATTTCTAACCTGGAATTCTTGTACAATCATGTACAATAAAGAACGCATGACTGAAACAATCAACCGCCTTCGCAAGAGTCTACATGCACTTCATGGAAAACGTGAAGAGTCCTCTAAGGTGGGGAGGATGGTTCTTGATCTTGCCTCTGAAGTTGTCGAAATCCAGGAAAGAAATTCACGCGAGATAGCTCGCATTAAAAAGGGTATGAAGCATGGAGCCAAAGAAGGAAGCGGAAAATTCCGTATTTGACTATCTTTATGTCGATAAGGAAAAACTCAGTTATATTCTCTCTCAGTTAAATGATGATGGCGTCGTAACTGTCCTTAGGAAGATATCTGCCTTAAGCGGATCAAATGGCGGTGATATCAAGGGCAGTTTAAAGATTGTTTCAGCGTCCGCCCATGAAACGGAAAGTTTTTCCGATAGCACAGATTCTACATTCGACGCAAAATGGCTCCTCCCTTCGAATCTTCTTGCAATTCTGGACGATCATAAGCTCATTAATAGAGGAATTAGCAACGCCACAGGTAAAATTGTCCTGGTTAAGGGAAAGCTTCAGATCTTCGATCTTGATCTGATTAAACGTCTTTGGGACGGAATACTGTTTATTCATAACTCTGAAGAAAAAAATAATCAGAAGTCCAAGCAAGTAAAAACCAGTGCCAATGAGATGAAAGGTGTCGGCTTAATATTGAAAGAACTACCGCCGACTATCCAGCTTTCACTATTTAATAATGACATTGAGATATGGTCGCTTTTGGATCAGAAGTACATGATGGTGGATCATTATGCATTCGCATTGAAGCATGGATCTAAAATCCAAGGCGAATGGCATGTGCTTGCGATTGTGGATTCTCTTCCCGGTGAGGCTGAAATGGGAGCTTTACCAACTGCATCAGCGTTCATCAACATGATGACTCCATTTATGTCAGCTATAAAAGATTTCATGGGAAAGCCCTTAAATGCTTACGGAGTGACGCCGCTTATGATTTTTCGAGAGTGTCATTAGCTCCTGAACGTGCGACAGTAGCGGGCTATCACTTGCGAAGAATTGCGCCCCGACGTGGATTGGGAATATCTGCGTGGCGCAGCCGCCGTTCAAAATCTTCTAAAACCAACATGAACTAATGCCTTGCCCCTAATAAAAATTTCATTTGGTTCACATCTCCATTCCTTAAATTCAGGATTCACACTCACAACATATAGACCATCAATGCGTCTTTGCAGCATTTTGATTTGTGTCTCATCGCCATAATTAATTAGGTAATAATCGTCTCCGTTAAAGTAATCAATTGAGGTATCTATCCATACAATGTCTCCATCTTCAATGAGTGGACGCATCGATGGCCCTCGACCAGTGATCATTTGAATGCGCCCTGGACTTGGTAGAAAGCCGAGTTTCTTACGTACTTCCCACTCAGCAACCTCCATCGTCCGCATTACTTCAGGATAATCTTGATTTCTGATGCCCGTACCCATGCCTGCTGCTCCTTCAAAGAGTTTGAAAAGGACATATCCGGGTTTGGTGGTAGCTTCAATGTATTGTGAGAATATTTGCTCATCCTCATGCCATTGAGGCCGATCCATCCAGTTTGGATCGTAACCTAACGATTCACTTATTTTTTTAGCTATATTGTCAACAATGTGCTTCCCATCTAGAAATTGAGATATATAAGTAGGTGAAAAAAGCCCTCCCAATTTTTCTGCTTGATCCTGCCGACGGGTGATACCGATTTTTTCTAAATTAGAAATTAAATACTTAAAATTCTTGTGGCGAACTTCTCTTATATCCATACCCCAATCATTCTCATAATGGGGTTCACCGACCTTATTAATATTTATATTACTTATTTCTTTACTTTTAAAGTAACTCGACACCATCGGCAGATCGCCATATGCAAGCCATTGCGGCCTGACCCCGCATGCAATTGCAATTTCAGTGATTTTCTTGGAAGCCTTTGCTTTCCCTGATTCCAGCTTCTGAATGGATTGTTGGGATATACCAGCCCTTTTAGCCAGTTGCTCCTGACTCAGTTTGGCATGTTCTCTAGCGGCTGCGATTCGTTCATTTAATTTCATGCCCGAACTCTCACAACATTCGTTGTTATTGTCAAACAATACTAGGTGTTGACTTTTACTCTTATGGTTGTATTCTTGTGGCATGAGTACCTCCCCTATTAAACGAGCAGTTGTTGTTGCAGGTGGACAAAGTGCGCTGGCACGTCTTCTTTCCGTAAACGGAAAGTCGGTGAAGCAAGGCCATGTATGGGCTTGGCTTAATCGTTACAGGCACGTCCCTGCCGAATATGTTTTAAAAATTGAGGCTTTGACTGGAGTCTCTCGTTACGATCTTCGTCCAGACGTATTCGGCCCTCCCCCCACAGGCCACAGGCAGGAGGTGTCCGATGCGGCGTGACATGCGCTTGATCACTCCCTTGAGCAAGGCCGCAGAGCGTATGACTGGATCGCAATCCACATTGCCGCTTTTCTGCAAGCGCCCGCCGCTGTCGCAGAGGAAAGCCAGAGAACGCCTGATCATTGAGTTGAATTTCAATAGAACGCTACAGGGGAAACCAATGGGGCCTAACCCGCCGATCAGTTCTCTTGAGATGTACCTGGTGTTGCAGACGATTGTGAGAAAAAGGCAATCCAATTCTCCTCCACTTCTGCAATCTGATTTTGCATCTGGTGAATCGCTTCTGGATTCAATCGGTCGGAAAACGCATCGTCTTGCTGTTTTAATTTTGACGCCAATAGCTGCTTTTGGAAGGCTGCTTTTAAGGCATCGGGATGCGGGTGAGTTTCGATGAGTGCCCGGCAAAAATTCTCTATCACACACGACTCTTTCATCAGTTGGCCAAGCATCAATTCGTGTATTGAAGTGAGTTCTTGCAACTTGTTGAGCCTCAATTCGTGTATTGCAATGGGTTGTTTCACTGTAAATAAATTTTTTGGTTTTTCGCTCATGCTGATCTCCGGTAGTGATTTGGTTGCTTGGAAACACCAATTCTACCGGCAGGTTGGCTCCAACCCGATTCCGATTGGCACTGCACTTATGGAGGTTTCTGATGCAGCATGAGAAAGAAATAAACCCCGTTACGAAGATAAATGCTCTACCTGGTACCGCTCCCCCCATCAGCGAAAAGGCCATTACGCCAGAAGAAGCACCCATTAGCGCAGCGGAGTTGGAGCGTCGAATCCCGTTTTTACTTGACGCGGTTTCAAACCTGCTTACGCACACTTTGAACCTCCAACGTATGGCTATAACTAACCAAGAAGCTGCTTTCTCCATAAAACGAGAAATCAGCGAGCAAATAGAGATGCTTAAAACCGAAGTGGATTTTTTGATGATCCAGCATCAAGCAGAAGCTTTTAAGGAACATCAAGAGGCCGTGGGGAAATCCCTGTGACGTGTGATGCGCTGTATTCGATCTTTTCAATGACATTGAATAACCCTTGGTAATGAATCTATGTATGCCGATCCGACCCACATTCGTAGCCACCCAGTGAAGGTGCGTTTTAACGATGCCGAGCGCAAATTGATCTTTGCGTTGGCTCACTACAACGGGATGCAACCGGCGACGTTTGTTCGTGCACTGGCGTTATCGGTAGCAACTGCTGCGATAAAGAATGATAAGCAGCAAGCAGACGCAGCTTGAAGTGCCAAACCAGGCCCTTTGGAGGCCCTGTGGAAATTGATCTAAGCCCTGCTGATCGAAAAATGTTTGAGCGATACGCACGAATCTATGGACTGGCTTGTGTTGATGAAGCGGTAGAACACGCTGCAAAACAAGCACTAAAGGACGCTTATCTGCTACGAAATAAGAATGGATATTCGCCTCTTGGAGAAGGCGTGGTGGTTTATTTGAAGGGACTTAAAAAGCCCTCAAGGAATCAAGAATGAAAGCAAGCGATGACAGCGGGGCCGTGGACACGGTGCACTCTGGCAACGGTGATGCCATGAGCACCGCTGTTCGCTTTTTCTTTGATATTTCAGGGATACAAGAGCAGCTAAGGCAGCTTGCGACCCTTTTGGAAAACATTCCTGTTGATTCCAGAAAGCGTGCTTTTGAATTGGCTTTTGGCTTTCTCGATCAGCTTTTCTCTGATGTCGCTATCGGTGCTGACCATTTCACTCAGCCTGATTCTGATCTCGTCTTTAGTCAGCACGTGAGCACACCCGGAACAGATGGCACCGTCCATGTTACTTACAGCGTGCTGTTCGGCGCTGAATTTGAACGTTTTTTCTCCGCACTGCGGACAGCTAAATTGGATAGTTTTTAATGTCATGAGCGCTCCTTCTTTAAAGATTGGTTGTGTGAGAACTCCATTATCTCAAAGTTGCGAGCGCTCTTTTTTTTGAGAAAACGCATGAGGACAAAAAAGAAAACCATCGGCCCGCACATGGAGCAGGCCGCCCAAAAGGGCATGGGCAATACAAGCAGGCATCTCTAATGAACACCATCAGCAATGCACTGGGAGTTGAAATGAACGCAATCACACCGTTTCACTTTGAATCGCAAGCTGTGCGAACCGTGGTCGATGATCACGGCGAAGTGTGGTTTGTCGGCAAGGATGTTGCCGATGTACTCGGCTACGCCAATCATAACGACGCTTTGGGCGCCCACTGCAAAGGGGTAGCAAAACGCTACCCACTTCCAGATAGCCTTGGCCGCTTGCAGTACTTCCGGATCATCTCCGAACCGGACATGTTCCGCTTGATTGCGGGCAGCAAACTTCCTGCCGCAGAGCGGTTCGAGCGTTGGGTGTTTGAGGGAGTGCTGCCAACCATCCACAAGACAAGCAACCGTCCCGCGCTTGACCACTCCACTCATTCGGCCAACGCAATCACTCCATTCCAATTTGAATCAAAAGATGTGCGTATTCAGCTCGACGAGGCCAGCGCGCCCTGGTTTAACGCCAATGATGTGTGTGCCGTTCTGGAGTTTGGCAATGCACGTCAAGCGATTGAATCACACGTCGATGTAGAAGACGTCCAGAAGCTGGACGCAACCGACAACCTAGGGCGCACCCGACAGACCAACCACATCAACGAATCCGGTTTGTATGCCTTGATCATGGGCAGTACAAAACCTGCGGCCAAGCGCTTTAAGCGTTGGGTCACCAGTGAAGTGCTGCCCACCCTACGCAAGACAGGCACGTACTCCACACCGGGGGCGCTGCCCACCTTGCCTGGGCCGACGCAGGATCGCATTGCCGCACTCCTATTAATCGGCCAATACATTTCTACAGTGCCGGGCGTGAAACCAGGAATTGCTGCCGCCGCGACCTTGGCCTGTATCAAAAGCAATACGAATTTAACGACCGAAGAGATCCGCCGCGCATTACCTGCGTTGCAGGAACCGCTTTGCATGCTCAACGCCACGCAACTAGGCAAGCGGCTGCATTGCTCGGCCAAGGCGGCAAACCAATTATTAGCCTCCAGAGGCTTTCAGTTCCGTAATGAACGCGACGAATGGGAATTAACCGAAGCCGGTCGCGTGTGGTGTGAAGCCATTCCGTACTCGCGCAACGGGCACAGCAGTTATCAACTCTTGTGGAATCCAGACGTCATCGCGTGTCTGAGGGAGGCGGCATGAATTACTACAGACGTAATATTGATGAGTATATGCGTGAGACTAAACATCTCTCGCCGCTGGAACACGGCATTTATTTCCTGCTATTAGATCATTACTACACTACAGAAAAACCGATTCCGGCTGATAAAGCGTACCGTTTCGCTTGTGCCCGTACCAAAAAAGAAAAGAACGCTGCTGATTTAATACTTAATACATTTTTCTCATTGCAAGAAGACGGCTGGCATAACAAGCGATGCGATGAAGACATTGCCGCCCATAAAGAAGGCAATGGAAACATCACCGCAGAGGGGAAAAGTCTGCCATGAATTATTACATGCACCACCTTGGCGATTACAAGAGTCACACTAGCTATCTCTCGCTGCAAGAACACGGCATCTACTTCCTGCTATTAAGTCACTACTACATTACAGAAAAACCGATACCGGCTGATAAAACGTACACGTACCGTATTGCTTGTGCCCGTACCAAAAAAGAGAAAAGCGCGGTTGATTTCGTGCTTGATACATTTTTCTCATTGCAAGAGGACGGCTGGCATAACAAGCGATGTGATGAAGAGATTGCCGCCTATAAAGAAGGCGATGCGTGGCATGAGCATAAAGAGGCGAATAAGAACGGTCAGAACACTCGGACGCGTCGCCACCGTAAAGAACGCTCACGCTTGTTTGCCGAACTGAAAGAGCATCAGGTCACTCCAGATTGGAATATGCCTATCAAGGAATTACGGCTGTTGCACAAAAAAACCTGTCACGCACCTGTAACGGCTGTAACGCCACCTGTAACACCTGTAACACCTACTCAAGAAGAATCATTCACCACTCCCTCTTCCGCATTACGTTCGGAAGAGAGTTTGATCAGCGCCGAAAATGAGACATCTATTAAAGAATTACGGCAATTAAACGCAAAAACGAACGCAAAAACCTGTCACGCACCTGTAACGGCTGTAACGGCTAAACCATTAACCATTAATCCATTAACCATTATCTCTTCCTCACTGTGTTCGGAAGAGAGTTTGGTATTCGCCGAGGATGGCAACGTCACCAGCTGCACGGGAAAACCCAAGCGCTCGCCTCACGGCTCACGCCTGCCCGATGACTGGGCACCCAGTGAGGGTGATGTGTTGTACGCCACCCAGCAGGGTGTGGATGGACGCTACGAAGCGGAGAAATTCCGCGATTACTGGCGCAGCGTGGCCGGAGCCAAGGGGCGCAAACAGGATTGGGAGGCCACCTGGCGTAACTGGATTCGCCGCGCTGCCGAAAACAAAACCAGCTCCATGAAGCACGGATATCAACGCCATGAATACAATTCAAAACCTATGCGACTGTCTCCCGCAGAACGATCCCGCGTCTTCCATAGACCCTTTGACCTGCGTGACGGAGTGCTCCAGTAACACCGCCTGCCTTGCGCAAGCCACGGTGATCCCGTTCCCCTGGCTGCGCCGCTTGTGGGAACGCATGATTGCCCTGTATGGCAATACCTGGGTGAGCGCTCATGGGGAGTCGGCACAGAGAGAAGATGGCACGCTGACCATGGACGGTGAAACCTGGCAGAAGGTGCTGGTTGGGCTGGAGGCGTCTCAGTTTGCGGACGGGTTGGCGGCGTGCATTGCTGAAGGCGGTGAGTTTCCGCCCAGTGCGCCACGATTCCGTAGCATGTGTTTAGGCGTGCCATCCCTGGCGGCGGTACGGAGTCACTTCACCGCAGGCAGCACGCAACGCAATACGCCGTTTGTAGCCAAATGCTGGGAGTTCATCGACCCATGGAACTATTGCCAGTCCAGCCGTGCTGAATCGGATCGGATGCTGCGTGAGGCCTACGAGCAAGCGCGAGATTTTGTGATGCGTGGCGGCGTCCTGCCAGAGGTGCCTGTTGCCCTGATTGAGGCGCAACAGCCCGCCGCGCCCCAACCGGCCTCCCCTGAGGTGGCTCAAGCAGCGTTGAAGGAAATCAGCAGCATCTTTCATCACCCTGAGCTGGCCGCCCGTGAGGAGAAGCTCATGGCCGAGTTCCACCTCAGCCGGAATCAGGCGCATGAGCTGATTGAATCGGGGGTGCTATGAGCAACGCGATGCCTATTGCTGCCTGCGGTATGGCAGGGGTGAACCAGATGCAATCTTTAACATTGCCGTGGCCGTCCAAGGACCTGTCACCGAACGCACGGGTGCATTGGACACGACGCAGCAAAGCCGTAAAACAGGCCAGAGGCTACGCCCAGATCATGGCACGGCGTGCCGGATGGGGTGGCCTGTCACTCCCTGTTGAGGGGCGCCTGGATCTATGGATTAGCTTCTATCCGCCCACACGCCGCTTGCCTGATGACGACAACATGCTGGCGCGGTTTAAGCCGTACCGGGATGGCATTGCCGATGCCCTGGGCATTGATGATCGGCGTTTTGTATCGCATCCGTTGGTTGAGGATGACAGGCGCACGGGTGGAGAAGTGGTGGTCAAGATCACCGGCATTGAATGAACATGACAGGAGATTGGCCATGATGAACCCCCGTCGTTTACTGGCGCGTTTGAACCCGAGCACGATCCGCTACGACACGCTGCCTGGTGGTGTGCCTGAGCTGACGGCGCAGGACATTGCCCATGCCTTAGCGCTCACCCCAGCGGGCTTGGGGCGCGAGGTGCTGGAAGCGTGCTGGTGGCCGGATGGCGCAGCGTTGCGGCGTGGCTCCTTGCGCGATGCGACGGTGGCCTTGGTGGTGCCGGAGATTCGACGGCAGCAGCAGCGCCTACTGGAAGCGCGTACCGATGTGGGCATTGTCAAAGCGTGCATGGGGTGGACCCGAGCGACGACAAGCGCACAGCAGGCTGCGCTGAGGCGTGCGGAGGAACAGCTGGACAAGGTCAAAGCCCACCTGTGGCCGCAGGCGACGTTGGAGATGTTACCGGCACTGGTTGCGGCGGTTGTGGATGAGCTGTCCAAGCCGCACCCGTGCCCCTGCTGTCATGGCCGGGGGGAACGGCGTGTAGGGGCGTTGGTGAAGGTGTGCACGGCGTGCGGGGGGAGTGGTGCGGTTCCCGTCAGTGATTGCAAGCGCGCCGCTGCGATTGGCCGGGATGAATCCACCTACCGCAGAGCATGGTGTGGCGTGTACGAGTGGCTGTTGGAGCGGATGGGTGTTGCGGAACGACAGGCGGCGACGCAGTTGCAAGAGGCGTTGCAGACAGATGCCGCGTAGTTCGGGGTTGTTACCCCCGAACTTTTCCCCCTAATCTACGCGCCTGAGTGGTGCTGTGTACTCTCTGCTGTGGTGTACCGTTTTAAGCGGCTTGAGTATGCCAAGGAGTGATTTTGCTGAGTGTTTCGGCGAGCTTGTCTTTTGTGGCGGCGGCGTCGTAGTCCATTTGCAATCCGAGCCAGAAACCATCGGATGTGCCTAAGAACTTAGACAGACGCAATGCCGTATCGGCAGTGACAGCGCGATCACCGCTGACAATCTGGCCAATACGCCGTTGTGGCACGCCAATGGACTTAGCAAGGCGGTATTGGGTAATGCCCATGGGTTCAAGGAATTCATGGAGCAGGATGTCTCCTGGAGTGGGATATGGAACAGTGCGCATAGCAGCCTCTTAGTGATAGTCCACGATTTCGACGTTTTTAGGGCCTGCAACGGTCCAGGTGAAGCAGATACGAAATTGATCGTTGATACGGATGCTGTATTGCCCTTTGCGGTGACCTTTCAGCATTTCCAACCGATTAGCGGGAGGAATGCGTAGATCATCGACATGAGCAGCACGATGTAGCATCGCAAGTTTACGCATAGCAACAGTTTCGATATTGACGAACCGAGGAATGCGCTTGCCATTGAAGAGCGATTCCGTGTGCTGACATGCGAAGGATTGAATGGCCATACTCCATTAATAACATATTGCGATAGTAGCGCAATATGTTATTAATGGGGTAGCACGTATTCTGGAGTCACTCATCGTTTTAGCCGCACATGGCGGCCTGCCCTGTCCACTTTTAACGGGGCTTTTTTATTTAAAACCACAGACCGCCTTCGGGCGGTTTTTTGCGTTCTGGAGTCCCCCCATGCAGACCATTGGCGAAGAAGGCATTGCACTGATTAAGTTTTTTGAGGGTTGCAAGTTGAACCCGTACACCTGTCCTGGGGGAGTATTGACCATTGGCTATGGCGAGACGGGCAAGCATGTTAGGCCTGATATGCGTCTTGCCAATGAGCAGGAAGCCGATGCGCGGTTACGTGCTCGATTGGCCAAGGAGTTTGAGCCAGCGGTGCGGCGTTATGTGCGTGTGCCACTCAAGCAACATCAGTTCGATGCGTTGGTATCGCTGAGCTTCAACATAGGTACGGGTGCGTTTCACCGCTCGACGCTGTTACGCAAGCTCAATGCCGGTGATGTGGCTGGTGCGGCGGAGCAGTTTGGGGCGTGGAAGTTTTCAAGCGGTCGTGTGCTTCCCGGCTTAGTTCGGCGTCGAAAAGCCGAACGTTGGTTATTTGAAGGTCAAGATTGGCAGGCCGCATTAGCAGCCGAACATGCGGTGGTGAAGAAGGCATCACGTGATTGATATTGCGGCGCTTCCTGCCTGGTGGAAGGAGGCGTTTTATGTGGGCCTGGCGATGGCCACGGGGACGCTGAGTTACGTCATGCGTGCACTGGACGCTAAGCAGAGGCTGGCGGTTTCCCGCGTGTTGATTGAGGCGGGGATTGCGGGGTTTGTCGGCTTATTTGTGATGTGTGTGTGTGAATGGTTGGAGATGAGCCAAGCGTTCACGGTGGCGGCGG